CAGTTAATAGGAAGCCAGCAATGAAACTAAGATATAGCGAAGCGTTTTACAGCGTACAAGGTGAAGGCAAGTTTGTAGGAGTACCCAGCGTATTCCTGCGTACATTTGGTTGTAACTTTCGTTGCATGAACTTTGGCTTGCCCAGAGGCACACCTATGCGCAGTGAACAAGGAAAACACAATGCAGAAGTCAAAGAACTGCTGGATAGTGGAATAGTAAATACAGTAGAGAAGTTTACTGACTTGCCTATCATTCACACAGGCTGTGATACATATGCAAGTATCTATCCAGAGTTTAAACACTTTAATCGACAGGCAACTGTTGACGAAGTAGTCGAACATTTGCTATCACTTACTCCTAACGGTAAGTGGGTACAGGATAATGGTCAAGACGTTCATCTAATCTTGACTGGTGGAGAACCTTTGTTAGCGTGGCAAAGACTCTACATTGATCTATTTGAACATCCACGTATGCAGGATCTTAAAAATGTCACATTTGAAACAAACACTACACAACCTTTACACTCGGAGTTTTACGAGTATCTTAACACTCAAGAACGATTTACAATCACGTGGAGTTGTTCCCCGAAACTTAGTGTTAGCGGAGAACCTTGGGATACTGCTATCCTGCCTGTTGTCGCTCATCAGTATAGTACTGTTAACGGTAGTGACATTTATTTCAAGTTTGTTGTCGCTACTCAATCTGATTTTGCAGAAGTTAAAGCTGCTGTGGACGCTTACAGAACTGCCGGGGTACAATGTCCGGTATACCTTATGCCGTTGGGCGGACGCAGTGAAGAATATTCCCTCAACGTTAAAGACGTTGCCGAAGCGTGTATGGCAGAAGGATGGCGATTTACCCCAAGACTCCATATATCACTATTCGGGAATGCCTGGGGGACTTAGTGAAGAAGATTACAAAATCCTTCAGGGTAAACAAATTACTGAAGAACAATATGAAAAAGTAAGGAGGCAACTATAATGGGTTGGTGGAATAAGATTGTAAAAGATAAAAAGGCTGAAGAAGAAAAAGAAAAGTTTGAACAAGAAAAATTAGAATTTCTTAAAAAGAAAGATCCTAAAGAATACGCTACTAGACGCAAAGAGCCTTGGGTAAATGTACTCGATGTTAAAGTAAACGAAGATAATGTTCGTAACGGATTTTTTGAACTTGACTGGAACAAATACTTTATTGCACAGTTAATCGAAGCAGGCTACGGTGTAGACAACGATCCAGAAGAAGAAATTGTAGATCGTTGGTTCCGTGATATTGTTTACAATATGTTAGAAGCAGAGGGACAAAGCACTGATAGAGGTGCAGGATACATTAATGTAGTACCAATTGCTAAAGGAAAGTCAGAAGTTAGTTGACACTTGTATGCAAGTATGTTATACTATATTTAAATTAACACAATACAAGGTAATACAATGAGTACATATGTATTAGTAGATACAGCAAACACTTTCTTTAGAGCTCGTCACGTAGTACGTGGCGACATTGATACTAAAGTAGGTATGGCACTACACATTACACTTAACAGTGTAAAAAAGGCTTGGACTGACTTTAATGCAGATCACGTAGTGTTTTGTTTAGAAGGACGTAGCTGGCGCAAGGATTATTACAAACCTTACAAGCGCAATCGACAAGAAGCACGTGATGCACTTACTCCTACACAGCAAGAAGAAGATACAGCATTTTGGGAAATCTTTGACGAGTTTAAAAACTTTGTTACTGAGAAGACTAACTGTACTGTTATACGTCATCCGCAACTAGAAGCAGATGATTTGATTGCAGGTTGGGTACAGGCACACCCCGATGACAATCATATTATTATTAGTACAGACGGTGACTTTGCACAACTAATTGCTCCTAATGTAAAACAGTATAATGGCGTTAGCAATACTACTATTACACACGAAGGTTACTTTACAGATAAAGGTACACCTGTAATTGATAAGAAAACTAAGGAAGCAAAACCTGCTCCACAGCCTGACTTTATGTTGTTTGAAAAGTGTATGCGTGGCGACACTAGCGATAACGTGTTTAGTGCATATCCAGGTGTGCGTAAGAAAGGCACTAAGAATAAAGTAGGTTTAATAGAAGCATTTGAAGATAAGGCTACAAAAGGTTACAACTGGAACAATATGATGTTGCAGCGTTGGGTAGATCATAACGGTGAAGAGCATCGTGTACTAGACGATTACAATCGTAACGTGACATTGTGTGATTTGACTGCACAACCTGCAGACATTAGAGAGATAATTAATAACACTATTGCAGAAGTAGAGCCTAAAGACATTACACAAGTAGGTATGCGTCTTATGAAGTTCTGTGCTAAATGGGATATGCAACGTATTGCAGACCAAGCACAACATTATGCAGAACCATTACAAGCAAGGTACCCTAAATGACATTGAAAGCAAAACCTGTATTAAAAGATAAATTTTGGATTGTCGAAGACGATAATCAAAAGGTAGGAACACTATCTTGGAATGATGATAGATATATGTTTAGTAATTCTATCGAAACTTGCTTCTTTGATAATAAACGTCAAATGAAAAAAAAGTTTGGTGTAGATATTATTTGGTCAGAAGCTGACCTTCCTTTAGACACAGATATTAAGTTTGACGTTCACGGATTTCCTACTAGTGTAAAACCTTACAACACAATGTATGATGTTAAGCGTAAACTACCTTTGTTTACAAAAAGTGAAAAATCTAAAAGCTCATACTGCGCCGGATACTATATTATTAGATTCGATAAAGGTTGGGTTAAATCATTTTGTCCTAAACAAATTACTATAGAACGTTATAAGTTTAAAGGACCTTTTAAAACAGATTTAGAAATGCGTCAGGAGTTAAGTCGTGCAAACAGTCGATCCGATTAATACAATACCTTTACAACAGTTTATTCAACAAGTAAAAAGTGCAGATGCAAGCAGATCAAAAGACATAAGAATTCCAATTGATCAAGCAAAAAATCTTGCGTTTACTCTTGGTATTGTTATGAGCAGACTACAAGGCGATCTAGAAAAATTAGTTGTTGATTCTAAAAATAATAACGAAGAAGTTATTGAAGTTAATATTGGCGGCAGTTCTACTTTTTAAGTACGTAGATAACTAAAAAAAAGATAAATATATGCGTATATAATTTAAAGGATACGCATATGAGTAGACCAAAACCGACGGTTTTACTAGAAAACATTAATAATAAAACATATAAAAGCGAGCAGGTACTTGACGCTGAAGCTATCTGGGCGGTTTTTTATAACGGAAAACCGTTCAACTTAAAAAGCTCTAATGCACTAACTAATTATCCTGGTCCTAAGTATAAAAAAACTTCCTTTTCAAATCCTGGTCACGCATACAATCTTGCAAAAAAATTAAACGAAATGTTTAAAACAGACCAGTTTTCTGTTTACAAGTTAACTGAAGGCGAAGAAGTATTCGAATGAATATAGTTTGCTTAGGTTGCAGCTACACAGCAGGTATGCCCGATAATTATTATAGTTGGCCTGAAAAACTTGCTAATTTAAGACCAAGCGATACTATATACAACCTAGCAGTCGGCGGCACAAGTTTACTTTTTAGTATCTATATACTAAAACAAATACAAAAAATTATAAATGTCGACAAAACTATATTTCAAATAACTAATCCTCATAGGCAAACATCTTTTGAAAAAATAAGAATAGAAGACTCTTTTATACAAAATAAAAACTATATTAGAATAGATCCTGATATAAGAAAAAAACAAAAAATACTTACAATTACTCCAGCAACTACAAAAGGTAAATGGACTGAGAATAAAGAAAAAATAAAATGGAGTTTAAATTTTTATAAGAATTATTCTAAAGATTTAGGATTGCTACAACATAACATACTCGATAACTATATTAAAAATGTTGCAACATTTACATTTACATATTCAGAAATTCCTGAATACGCACAAAACAATATAATAGACAGCAGCGGTCATTTTAACAATATTGGACATAATATAATTGCAGATTGGATCAACAATGAATTGGAAAGAAACATACACTAAGCTCTTTCTAAAAGAACTTGGAAAAAGTACAAATGATACATCTGTAAAAGAATATATGCCATTGTGGTGGCAGAACACACGTAATAAAGGTAGTGGCGGTCTTAGACTAACTGATAAAGGTTATGAAATTGTACAAGAAATTAACCTTGCAACATATGACATTCCTTATCCAAAAGATATGCCTCTCACAACACAAGTTATTATCTTTCTAGATCAATTTATTGACTGTCCATACTACCTTACAAATAGAGGTATTACTGTAACGAACGAAAAGAAAGCAGTCGAGCTTACTCTTTTCAGCGGCGATTTACGCAAATATGGCTTAATAAAAGCAATGAAAAGACAAGAAAAATCCTAAGTTATTGATTATTAAGCAGATCTTTTTTAAGAAAATGGTTGACATTTTCTGTAGTGATGCTATTATATATACATAGTTAGAAATTAGCACTGATCAACTAGAAGGAATACACTATGGAAACGGTAACTCGTACAGTTAGCCCAAATAGCGCAAAAGGCGCTATTAAACACGCAATGCTTAAAAAGCGTCCAATTTTCCTTTGGGGGCCTCCAGGTATTGGTAAGTCAGACATTGTTGCACAAATTACTAACAGTCTGTCTAATTCGCATTTGATTGACGTTCGTCTTTCGTTGTGGGAACCTACGGATATTAAAGGTATTCCGTTTTTTAATTCAAATGCAAACACAATGGAATGGGCACCGCCTAGTGAACTTCCTTCAGAAGAATTTGCGGCACAATACGACAATATTGTATTGTTCCTAGATGAGATGAACTCGGCAGCGCCAGCAGTACAAGCGGCAGCATACCAGTTGATCTTAAACCGTAAGGTTGGTACTTATAAACTGCCTGACAATGTTGTTATTGTTGCGGCAGGTAACCGTGAAGCTGACAAAGGTGTTACGTACCGTATGCCTGCTCCGTTGGCTAACCGCTTTATTCACTTGGAACTTGCTGTTAATTTTGATGATTGGTTCAACTGGGCTGTTGATAACAAAATCCATCAAGATGTTGTTGGTTTCCTACAGTTTAGCAAAAAAGACTTGTACGACTTTGATCCAAAGTCAGCAAGCCGTTCGTTTGCTACACCTCGTTCTTGGTCGTTCGTAAGCGAACTAGTTGAAGACGATCTAGACGATAACACTACTACTGATTTAGTTAGTGGTGCAGTTGGTGAAGGTTTGGCTGTCAAGTTTATGGCACACCGCAAGGTTGCTGCCGATATGCCTAATCCAACTGATATCTTAGCAGGAAAAGTTAAAGAGCTACATAACAAAGAAATCAGTGCTATGTATTCCTTAACTGTATCTCTTTGCTACGAGTTGAAAGAAGCATCAGACAACGGTGATAAAAAGTTTGATGACAAAGTCAACAACTTCCTGCGCTTTGCAATGGACAATTTTGATACTGAGTTAGTTGTAATGGGTATCAAACTCGCACTAACACAGTATGCATTGCCCATTGATCCAGACGAAGTGGAATGTTTCGACGAATTCCACGATAAGTATGGTAAGTATATTAAGGCTGCTCAGCAGGCTTAATTCTCAAAAGAACGGGTTCTTTGAGCCCGTTCTTTACTTTTTCGATTGACAAATGTTTTAAATACTGTTATACTATAAGTATAGAAAATAGGAAAGCGAGAAGGGCAAATGGCAAAGACAAAAGATACAGCAAGTAAACTTAAAAATTGGCAACCTGATCCAAATATTACACCCGAAGAACTCGAAGTAATGCGTGTAGAAGTATATGACCGTATTATTACTGCACGTATCGGTCTACTATTACGTCATCCTTTCTTTGGTAATATGGCAACTCGTTTGCGCATTTTGGCAGCAGATGAATGGCTTCCTACTGCCGCAGTAGACGGCAGAAACTTGTACTACAATACACAATTCTTTAATGCAATGAACAATAAAGAAATTGAGTTTGTTATTGCA